CATACAGCCGAAAAAGGACTACGCGAAGGGCGTCCCGATTGTAGAGTTGCACCAGGGGAAGTGCCACCTTCTACAGATGGACTGCTGGGAAGACCCTGTGCACGAGACGGGGAGTACGTTTCCGACGTTGTTCCCCGAAGAACTCCTCAAGGAACTCCAAAAGACTCTTGGGGAACGATTCAATGGCCAGTACAGGAACGATCCCCTGGCTACGGGGACTAACCCGTTCAACCCCGACTGGTTCCGCCGGTGGGTGGTAGCGGAACTGCCCCCGGTCAGGAACACGATCATGCTGATCGACCCGAGCGGGAAGGCGAAGGTTGATTCAGACAACACGGGGATCGTGGTTATCCACCTGTCGTCCGACAAGAAGGGGTACATCGAGTACGGGAAGCGCCATCTGATTACCGACCGTGCGTTGGCTGATTGGATTATCTTCAATGCCCCCAAGTTTAAGCCGGATCAGATCGCCATCGAGGATAACAAGTACCGGGTCATCTTCGAGTTGCTGGAACTGATGATTCCTCAGTATCTACGATTAGGAAAGGTGGCCAAAGATGAAATTGAGTTTGTTAAATCGTTGCCATGTATTCTTATTGAAGTCGGCGCTCACGGTCGGCCTAAGCCTGTACGTATCAGGAATGTTACCGGGATGTTTGAAAACGGGTCTTTTCTCCTGCCTTATAAAGACGCAGAAGACCTTGAAGAAGAAATGATTCGTTACCCCTCGTTGAGGGATGACGTTATAGACGCATTAGCGTATGTGATGGATGTGTTAGCATTTCCTAGTCCTAGCGATCCCCCGAAAGTCGGGTCAGCACACTTATCAGCAGAGGCAAGGGAAGAGGCCGATTGGGACAGGATTAGAGAAGAAGACAAGGTTGGGGGCCGCGATAGGTTCGAGGACTCCGATTGTCTTTGGTAGGAGAAGATATGAGTGCAAATATGTTTCGTGCGACCATGAGGGCGTCGGCTGCGGTGACCGAGGCCAAGACGGAAGTTGGGGATTGGATTGATGTCGGGGACTTCAACGAATTGTATCTCTGGCTGGACGTGACCGCGTTTGCGGCCAGGGCTGACGAGACGCTGGATGTCACCATTGAACGGCAGGCGGACAACACTGCCGGGTACGTTTTGATCGAGACCTTCTCGCAGATTGCGAGCACGGGCGCTGCCTCAGCCGAGCAAAGCACCACGTCGCTCATCGGCGGGAGGATAAGATATCGTGCAATCACGGCGGGTACGTGGTCGAGCAAATCGCTCACGTATTCCATCAAGATGCAAGCAAAGTGTGCGTAAAGCCAGTGGCACAGAGCTACTTTACGCTAACAGGAGAATGATGTGCCTCATTTAAAAGGGATGGATATTGGTGGTTATGTTGAGATTGACCGAAAGGTTCGTTTCAAACAGCAGGTCCAAGCCACGCAGGACAACCCGATTGGCGATACGTATTATGTTCGGGACAATGGCCTGGACACTAATAACGGTAAGTCTGTCGAGAAGTGTTTTAAGACGCTGGCTTATGCGGTTCATCATGCCGCGGGCGATTGGGATGTTATCAAGGTCTTTGCCTCTAGCGCCGCTTCGCTGACGGCCATGTTGGAGACAGACATCCCGATTAAGATTACCCAGTGCGGACTGAAAATCCTGGGAAATATGACATCCCAGTACCAGTGGGGTTCTCCGTCCATTCATACGCACGCCACGACCACACTCTTTACGATTGCGGCCCACATGGTCGAGATCGCCGGGCTCGCCATCCATCATCAAGGTGCCGGTACGTCCATCGAGATCGCCCCGGACTCTAAGAGTTTCCATGGATGGAGAAATCACATCCATCACTGCTATTTCGGCGGGAACGACACCGCCCTGACCGCTATCGCGGTTGGTGGGGTTGGCACCGACGCGCCCTGCACGGTCATTGAGGATTGTTATTTCCAGGGATTCATGACCTCTTCCATCGCCGCTAATTGCGGTTATGGCAGCACCATTCAGCGCTGTAACTTTGTTGTCCCGGCCGCTTCCAAGGGGATTGATTATATTCCCGATGGCACGAGCCGCCCCTTCGGATGGATTTTGGGCAACAGGTTCACTACCCCTGATAGTTCGGCTGCCTACGGCATCTATGTTCGGAACACCCCTACGGCGGGCTACCTGTTCATTGACGGAAACAGTTTCAACAACTTCAATACCGGTTACGATATGAGCAAGCACGACGGATACCTTGGTGTTAACTACATTAACGGTGTCCTGAGAACGACTTAACGATTCCAGGTATAGCAATAGGGGAGGGGACATCCCCTCCCCTTCTTTCTAGGAGGACAACATGGCTGATGGATATAAACTGTGGAAGGCGTGCCCAACGTGCAAGGGCGCTGGCGTCCAGGCGCTGCCGAACAACACAGGGGTTCTTGTGGATAGGACATGCCCAGAGTGCCTGGGCCAAAAGTATTTCCTATGGGGATGGTGTTCGGTAGACACCTTCACGCTCCCTGACGTACCGGAATAAGGAGAAACAATGCTATACGGAGTGGGTGGGTTTTTACTGATTTTCATCTGGCATATCGTCCGGGAGCTACAGCACCGCGCCGATATGACCAGGATGCTTAACCGGATTATGTCTAAGAACTATTCCGAGTTTGAATACTACGACAAGAAATGGAAGGCCGACTTGTCAGAGGTAGAGAAGATGCGCACTGAAGAGCGCGGGTCCCGAGAAGAGGCAAGGTCTGAGACGCCCGAGGCCGTTACGGAAGACGTGGCCGTAGATAACTTTATCAAGGCGTATGAGGAAGACTGGCGCCCTTCTGACATCAACATGGAAGAGGCTAAGAAACAGGCTAAAGAGAGGGCGTAATGCGCTTTAAGGATATTGAAAAGAAGATTGTTGACGGCCAGAAACTCACCGAGGAAGAGCGTGAGTTCTCCGTCAATAAAGTCGGGGACTACTGGGATAATCACCCGGATGTAGTGAACCGGTACCCGCGGTGGCGTAAGTACATCGCGTGGGTCGCCGGGTATCAGTTGTACGATTATAACAAGGCAGCCAAGCGATTGGTCGAGGTTCCCGTAGACCGGGAACGCAAACTGATCATCAACAAGCTGAAGCCTTATGTCCGAACCCTGCTTTCAAAGCTGACGGCTGACGTGCCCCAGATGAGCATCATCCCCAACACGACCGAGGACAACGACATTCGTGCGGCAAGGGTTGGAGACAAAGTTATAGAAGGGCTGTCAGAGAAACTAGGGTTCGATCAGACCATGGCGAACGTGAAGCTGTGGACGATTATCTGCAACCGGGCGTTCCTACGGGTGTTCTGGAATAAAGATGACAAGGGGGTCGTTGGATACAAGGCCCCGGAGAAGGTTCTTGGCGATGGCGTTGTCCCCGGCCCCGAGGAACTTGCCGGGACTGCCGAACCCTCTCCAGATGCCCCAGAGACTGAGCCGGTCACCGAGGAAGGCGACATCGGCATCGAGTGCATCAGCCCGTTCAACTGCCGCGTGGACCCGCTGTACTTTGACCGGGACAAGTGGCGGTGGTTCATCTTCGGTGACGAAGTAGATGCGGAAGACCTGGAAGACGAGTACAACCTGAAACGTGGCGTCCTCAAGGAACAGGGCGACACAATGGAACGGGCCTACGACCTTGAGTCCCACGACGAACTGGAACTTCAGGTGGGTGATCCTGCCAAGGACGAGAAGGTCATGGGGCGCACGGTTGTCAAAAAGTACTTCTATACCCCCAAGATTTACATGATCCTCGCCGGGACCAAGGTATTGGAATACGGACCCAACGAGGACGGAGAAATCCCGTTCTTCGCTATTGAGGACCGACTAATCCCCATAAGCAACTACGAGAAAGAGTTTACCTATAACGAGAGCCTAGTCAAGGATGCCATCCCTCTGCAGAGGGAAATCAACCGGCAAGCCGCGATTATGAGTCTAGCCTTGGACAGGGCGTCAAAACTGAAGATTCTGACGCCCCTAGGCTCTCTGATGTCTAAGAAACAGTGGGTGAACGACTACGGGGTCTTCATCGACTACAACCGTAACGCCGGGGACCCGTATCAGATGAAACTGGACCCGTTCCCCGTTGAGATGCCCGCCTACAAGAATAGCCTTGAAGCGGATATGCAAAGCACCATGAGTCTCGGCCCGGCATCATTCGGGCAACTCCCTGAGAGAGCCAGCCATGCGTCGGGTTCTCTAGTGAATCTATTGCTTGAGCAGGATGATGTCATCCTAAACCCGCTGCTCAACCACATCAACCATGTCATTGGCGAGGCGTGGAGCCTGGCCATGCGGTTGGTGCAGAAGAACTATGCGGTGAGTCGGCTTATCAAGACGGTAGGTGACGACTCTGGTGAAGATGTCATGAAGTTCCACGGCGCCCAGTTGAAGGGCAACACGGATGTACGCGTTGTGTCCCAGGCCGGGCTGCCCAGGAGCAGGGCTCTTCGCATTGAGTATCTTATGAAGCTCCGCGAGGTTGGGTTGCTGAAAGATGACCGCAGCACCCTTGAGATGCTGGAGTTTGGGAATGCGGATAAGATATTCAAGGACGAGATGGTACACGAGAAGAAGGCTTCTCGGGAAAACAGCATCATCTTTAACGACCCGGCCATCGAGGCACAAGGGACTGTTGGGTGGGTATACCCCTACGAGGACCACGCGGCCCACTTGAAGATTCACTGGCGGGAACGCCTGGGCGTCCGCTATGAACAGTTAAACGATAACCAAAAAGCTGCCTTGGATACGCATATCGAGGCGCATATTGCACAGGTGAGGGCTCAGATGCCCCCGCCACCCGTGCCACCGGGCAATGAACCGGGCGGAGGGACCCCTGCGGGGCAACCAACTCCACCGGAGACGCCTCAGCCGGGGATGTAACGAGGATTTATTATGGGAAACGACTTCGACTACGACGAGAATCAGGCTAAGCTGAATCCACCGTCGGACGAGAAGGAAGACGACGCAGAAGAGACAGAGGAAGAGAGCACCGACGAGTTCGAGATGGATGATTACGATCCCTCGGAGGATCACGACGAGGACCCGGAGGACGAGGAAGAGCCGCCTGCTGAGAAAGTTGAGCCGGAGGTTAAGCCTACCGAAGTTAAGCCGGAGCCGACTCCGACGCTTACGCCGGTACAGGCAGAAGCCATTAAGGCAGAGGCAATTAAGTTGGTTGGTGAAGATGCGGTGCTCACGATTAAGGGCGTTGAAAGAAAGCTCAAGGACTTTTCTCCACAGGAGATCGTCATTGGGCTTCAGAAAGGCGTCCGGGCGGACCAGATTTTCAACGAATTATCTGTTGACCGCCGAAAGCTAGAAGAGGAAAGGGCATTAGTTGAGAGAGGAGCGGTTGTAATCCAGGATTACCTGGAGAAGATCAACTCCGGTCAAGTCGCAAACGCGGCGTCTCATCAGGGACCACCCGCAGAATTGCTGAGGATTACCGAAGATGACACCGAGGAAACCGTCCAACTCAAACAGGTAGTTGCGGCCCAGGCCCAGAGGCTTGGACACATCGAGGGTGCGTTCCGCAACACTGCTAGCGAAGCCAAACTCAAAGGGTTGGTCGATGAGGTACGGTCCTTCGACAAGGACTATCCCATGGCCAGTGTGGACGAGGCCATTGCGGTCAAGTTGGCCAGGCCAGACATCAACACCGAAGACCTAATGAGAGCGGGGCATAACTACTATTCGTCGGAGGCCCACGGGAGGGCGGTCATGGCGGCCAACCCTACGTTTAAACGGGCGTATGACGATGAGGTTATTAAGCAGTACCTAGCCCGAAAGCAGCCTTCAAAAAGCATTACTGGGACTAAATCCAGCTCTTCAGGCTCGAAAAAGTTATCCGAATCGGCAAAGAAACCAATTCGGGACTTCAAAGGTGCCGATGCTGGCGCCAAAGCCTACATTAGAGAACTGATGAGGACCGGCAACACATCGGATTAGCGAGAAATTAAAGTGGCTGGACAGGAATTTCAATACATTCAGGACATCCTGAAAGAGTTTTATGCACCTGCTATCGTAAACCAGGTGTATCACAAGGCCCCTCTGTGGGCGCAGATCGAGAAGAAGGAAACGTCTATGCAGGGCAAACGGGTAACCATCCCTGTGCAGACTGCCTTCACTGAGTCCGTTGGCGCTCGGAAAGCCAATGACTACTCTCTGCCCACGGCTGGTCGGAATACCTTCGATCAGGCGTACATCTACATGAAGCGCAATTACGGGCGCATTCAGGTAGACGGATTCTCCATTGAGTCCGCGCAGGGGAAGGGCGGTTGGGTGGACATCGTTAGCTCTGAGACCAAGGGTGTGTCGAATGCGTTTGCGATGGACATCGACCGGCAGTGCATGGGCCGCGGCGATGGCGTCATCGGTCACGTTGCTAGCGTTAGCACCACTGCCGTCACCGTAGACAACCCCCTCGGCATCGTTGCCGACACCAGCAACGTTGCTAAGTGGTTCAGGGTTGGTCAGGTTCTCGACATTTACAATGGCGCTTCTGTTGTTTATGGTGGGGCCACGGCTCTTACGGTAGAGTCGATTTCCGGCGCAGTTGTGACGATGGCGTCTACTGCCGCCTCCGCTTCGGATGGTCACACCATTCGCAGAACTCTTACTTACGGCACTACCGAGGCCACGGCTGGCGAGATGATGGGCATCGACGGCATCATCGACTCCGCTGACACGGACCTTGGCGACTTTGAAGGCATCGACCGTACCGCCAACGAAATTTGGCAGGCTTACGAATCCTCGACTTCTACTGTTGTTTCAGAAACTGCTATTCAGGAAGCCCTCGATGCTATCGACCAGAGAACGGATGGAGAAGCCGTTGACCTGATGCTCACCACCTACGCGATCCGCAACAAGCTCATTGATCTCATCAGGGCGGATCGGCAGATTGATACGATGGACCTCAAGGCTGGATGGAAGGCCATCAAGTACGTCGGCGGGGCCGCGGGCGAAATCCCGATCATGGTTCACAAGAACTGCCCCCTCGGCTACATTTACTTTATTGCGCTTCCGCACCTGAAGTTCTACACCTTGCGCAAGCTCGTGTGGGACAATAAGGGCGGCGGGGTGGTAAAGCCCGTGGCTGGCTACGACGCCTACGAGGCGTGGTTCAAAATGTACGCCAACCTCGGCTGCGACTGCTCCAATAGCATGGGGAAGCTCACCGCCGTTACCACGGCGTAGACCCATTCTATATAGTTTTTCTCAGGCTGGGGGCGGGAAACCGCCCCCGGTCACTTTTAAGGAGGATAGATGAGTTGGTTCGATAGAGAACTCAAGTTGATTTGCGAAGATTACTTCGCTATGTATAACCCGCTGAAGCGGAGATGGGAAGTTCGCAGGAACACCTTCCGCTTGCCTCGTCTCAAGAACTGGGGAGCACTAGACCGATTGTGGTTCAGCACGTTCGTCCGCTCATGCAAACACAAAGAACCCGTATCGGATGACCTGTACATGCTGCGCAGGGGCCTGTATAACGCGAGGCATGCGAAGATGTTGCTTCGTCAGATAGACGAGGCCAACAGGACTCAGGAGATTGCCAATGACGCTGAGAACACGTACCAACACAGAGCCGCGGCCAAGTCTATATGGCATCACGCTTTAGAGCCAACGGTCTTTATCCATAGGGATTAATATGATAACATCTGCAAATGTCACCTCGTTTGTCCGAAGTCTCATCGGAGAGGCCACCGCGAAGTGGTGGACCGACGCCGAGATTACTCTATATGTTCAGTTTGCGATGTCCCGGGTTCAGGGAGAGTTTTACCCGTGGATGTGGGACATCAAAAAAACCTATACCACCCTGACTTTCGTAGCCGGGGTAGCTTCTTTGCCATCAGACTGTTTCAAGGTTTCGCATGTCAATGACTCTGAGGGCCACAAGATTCGCGGCACGATAGGAGAAAACGAATACTTCAAATATACGAACGATACCTCGGCCCCGACCACTCATATTGTGTGGTACATGAAGGCCGCAGACGAAGTGACCGATTTCCCCGACTCCATGCGTGCCCTCGTAGCTGTGGAAGCCGCCATGCTGGCTCGGGGGAAGAATAAAGAGATAACCGCGGACTTGTTTGAAATGCAGAAGATGTTCAGGCAGGCCGCCACGGTTGATTTGTCCATGACGACAGTAGGCCAAATCCAGGAAATGCAGGACTTTTCCGAGGAAAGGTCATTTGCCGATGGGGCATGGATGTTTGACGACGGGAAAATCCGTCTTCTTCAGAGTACGACCAATGCTTAGGGCAGCTCCCAGCGTATTCAATCTCGATAACTTCTATATGGGATTGGACTGGACTGCGCACCCCTCCAAGGTAGAGGTTGGTTGGCTTGTAGATGCCAAGAACTTCAGCCTAAACTCCTACAGGGCGTTGGAGAAACGAGCCGGATGTGCCCTGCTGCGTTCTGTGGCATTCAATAGCGGGGCGGCCATTAAGTCTATCTATGAGTACAAGGCCCCCGGCGACGCGGCCCTGTCGTTCCCGGCAACCAATTTTCTTCTTGTCAGCAGCGGTACGAAGCTGGGGTACTGGGGCGGCGTTGCTGGCGAAGAGTGGGAGCCGATTGCTTCCGGCTTAACTGATGGACTAAGGATGAGCTTTGCAACCCATGACGGGTATTGCTATTGTGTCAATGGAACCGACCCCAACTTCAAGATTTTCAATACCACCAAGGTAGACGTCGTTGGATTGCAGCCTCCGGCTACGGCCCCCACCGTGTTGGCAACGGGCGCTGGGTTCACGGGCACGTATAAGTATGTTTACGCTTTTGTGCGGGAAACATTCCCGGCTTTAATTGGGAACTACTCTCCTGCCAGCAATGATGTTACCGTGGCAAATCAAGGGGTAGCATTAACTGGGTCCTACAGTGACGACCCTCAAGTAGATCATATCGCCATATTCAGAACCCTGAACATGGGCACTGGGGATACGGACTCTAACCAGTATTTCCAGGTTATTCGCATAGCCAATGACCACACCGTAAACAACACATTAACAAAGGCTTACGTAGGCAGCGGACTGGACGACTTGGGAACGATTGCCAATACGTTGGACTCAACTGTCAATCTCCGCGTACAGGTCATGACCGCTAAAGCCGTGACGGTTACCGCCGCTTTCAAGGGAAGCGGGTTGAATGATTTGCATACTCCGGCTAACACCGTTGATAACACGGTGAACCTGATCATCAAATGCGTGAGCCTGGCCGGGGGAACGATTAATCATTACAAGGTATCGCCCGACGGAGGGTTGACGTACCCTGGCGTTGGGCAAGACATGAGTACCGGGACCTGCACGTACGGGAATACCACCTGGCATTGGAACTCTACTGCGGGGCATGTTGTAGGAGACACCTGGACTCTCTCCAAGGTTGGGGACACGTACGCAGTGTCTGAAGACGAGGGTTCGACGTGGGGACCCAACACAAATATGCTATTGACCGCGAACACGTGGAAAAATACCACCTGGAACTTTGCCGCGGTGACTGGGCATACTGCCAACGGCTACTGGACGATTAAGACCACGAGTGCTTCTGACTGGGCGTATACCGATACCAAGGAAGACAACGACCTGACCCTGTTGGCGACTAACGACAATACCCCTCCCCCCAAATCCAAGTTCATTATTCTGCACAAGAACAGGATGTTCTATGCTAATTGCCCCGCTGAAAAAGACGGGGCTTCACTGTTCATGTTTAGTGCTCCGAGTGCCCCGGAACGCGTACCGTCTACCAACTATCAATACTTCGATAAGGCGGACGGGAACCCAATCACCGGGATCGCCTCTCTACCAGAATCCCTAATTGTATTCAAGAAGAATAAGATCGCCGTCATGGAAGGCGACTTCGTAGAGTGGTATACGATTTCCAACGGGATTGGCTGTATCGCCCCGTGGGCCATTGTTCCAGTTGGCGGGAAGGTATACTTTATCTCAGAGGAAGGGTGGAAGGCCACTGACGGCAGAACGGTATTCGACGTAGGGAAGAAACTGCAGGCCATCAACCGAGCGCAGTATTTGACCACGGCAGCTGCGGCAGAATATACGGCCATATATTATCCAGAGAAGTTCCAGTTGCAGTTCAACCTATACCATGCTACTTATAATAACATAGTTCTTGTCGCGCATCTGCTGGAATCTCTTTACCAGGATTCTGGCGAACAGGTAGTCGCGGGAAGTAATTTCATTGGGTATACATATCACGAATATGATAACCACGTGTTCACCACCCTTGGATGGTACACAGACGCTAACGGGATTACTCGTCCCGTTGCTGGCTCTTCCACCGGGTTCCTGTACCTATTAGATTCAGGCACTCAGGACGAGGGGAACAACGTCGCCGTGAGGATGGAGACCGGGTGGTACAACTTCGGAGCCCCGGAGAGTCTTACCATGACCATGCGGGGCATTAACGTGTCCTACGCGTCCAGCGTTACGTCCGGCTCGGGCGTTGCCCGGCTGTACTACGACGTAGACTTTGTTACTGGCACGGATTACGTGTCGTTGACCAAGGGCGGGGCCATGGGGACCACATACCCGTTCACGAACTCACCCTACACAGGGGTCGATGGCGTAGTGTCCGAGAACCTTGATGTTGTGGACACCATGGTTGGAAAGAAATTTAGGTTCATCCTAACAGATACGTCTGCCAATAGATTCACCCTGTTATCTGTTAATCCATACTTCAGGATTGAGGGAAGACGTTAATGTCCCTAGAACACGTTGTCTTAAAGTCTCGGTTCCCGGACAAGCAATTGACCGTGGTATTGGAGGACTTTAAGAAGGCGATTAATCATCTCGTTGATGTCGAGAATGATCGAAGCCCTGCGATTACCACTGCCCACGACGTTCTAGTTCAACATTATGACTGTTATTGGAAGCCGTCTGACAACGCGGCAGATATCTATCGGCCTACCGGGTATGTTACTATCGGCGGGGAGTCGCAGAAAACGGACAAGTTGCGTGTCATTGGCGGCCTCGGCATCTACGACAGCGCCGCTGCCCCCTATCTGCGCTTGACCAATGCCTCCGATACTGCCCGAGACCCAGTTATGCAGTTCGCAGTCGGCGCGACGCCTGTGACTGGATTTACGTTAGGGGTTGACCACTCGTGGTCTATCCCAGGAACCGGGTATGACTTAACCTTGTGCTCTGGTTCGTCGTTAATAGAGACCTATGCTTCAGACGGAACGGCCTC